AGGTTGTCTGAATCTGCTCGGTCTGAATACGTCCAGCTAGAGGCAAGTAAAGATATCCTAGACCGAGCTGGATTCAAAGCACCTGACAAGCATCAGCATCTACACGCTGGGCAAATCTCCGTAGCCATAGACCTCTCCTAGTGACGGAGGGGTTCAAAAAATGCGTCGGTGCAAGGCAAGGGGTGGACGATACGAGCGATTGTTCGGTAAAGTCTGTTTTAAAGAACGTTGAAAAATTTTTTTTATGGAGAAGTCCGTATGTGTATTCCTAGTGGTTCATCATCTGCACCACCACCACCACCATTACCGAGATGGTTACAAGATACTAGTCAAGAAGAAATAGTTAGTAAGTATGAGCTATCAGAAGATAATAAACGTAGAAATGCACAGAGGCGTTTAGCTAGAAGAAAACTATTAGAGCAGAGTGTGCAACCTTCCTATCAAGATAATAATGATGAAGACCCACCTAGAAAAGGAACTCCTTTTCCTTCTAAGACTGTTCAAAAAACTCAAGAAGAATCTGGATTAAAGGCTCTTGCTAGTAATGAAACGAACAAGGGTGGTTTAGACAGCTATCAATCAGTAACACTAGGTTAAAGGAGGTAATATGAAAGTAGACCCAAAGATTTCAAAGCTAATGGCTCAGGTTACTAGGCGTTTGAGGAAACAAGCTGACCAACAAGCAAAGAAACGAGCTAAAAAGAAACGTCAAGAAATTAAGGCGGCGAGGAACTATAGTAAAGCAGTAGCTATTCGTTATGCGAAAAAGGCTGATAAACCTAAATCAATGATGTATCAAACATAGGAGATATGATGACAAAATATACGTTTAGAGATGGAACACCTTACGAGGGCGATACCATTACAACTCCTGATGGCAGAGTGTTATCAGGTTCAAGTTATACTAGAAACTCAAAAGTATTAGTTGCAGTAGTTGAAGATGTTGTTATTGAAGATACTCTACCTTCTGATGTAGAACCACCAGCACCTAAAAAGAAATCTAAAGCTAAGAAGAAAAATGCCTAAGACACCAGCGTGGACAAGAAAAGAAGGGAAGAATCCCAAAGGTGGTTTGAACGCTAAAGGTCGTGCATCTTATAAAAAAGGAACATTAAAAGCACCAGTAAAGTCTGGAGACAATCCTAGACGAGCTTCTTTTTTAGCTCGAATGGCTGGTAACAAAGGCCCTGATAGAGACTCCAAAGGCAAACCTACAAGAAAATTATTATCATTAAGAGCGTGGGGTGCATCTAGTTCTGCTGACGCTAGACGTAAAGCTCGTGCTATATCTAAAAGAAATAAATCAAAAAAGAAAGGTTAGTTATGAGTTTATATAAAAACATTAACGCCCGAAAGAAAGCTGGAACTAGTCGCTCAAAAAAGAATTCGACTATAACTAAGAAGTCATATGCGAATATGAAAGCTGGATTTCCAAAATCTAAAAAGAAAAAGTAATGACTTACGAAGAGAGGCGACTACTACGCAAAGTTGTTTTAAATGTTCATATGCAATACTTTCCCAAGCATATGTTAAACAATCGTGAGGCAGACAAACTTATTGATTCTTTAATACCCGAAACTGTAGAAGAGTTAATCAAGGTAGCAAAGGACAAAAAGGTTGACCAAATTTAACTACAAGCCTGATGGTGAAACGCTCAAAACATTTATGAAAGACAACTCTTTCTTTCGTGGAATACGAGGGCCAGTCGGTAGTGGTAAATCTGTTGCGTGTTGCGTAGAAGTTTTTAGACGAGCATTACAACAACAAAAAAGTAAAGACGGAATAAGAAAAAGTCGCTGGGCAATTATCCGTAATACTAATCCACAGTTAAGAACTACAACAATTAAAACATGGCTTGATTGGTTTCCTGAAGATACTTGGGGAAAGTTTATGTGGAGTGTTCCTTATACTCATTGGATTAAACAAGACGACTTAGAGTTAGAAGTCATCTTCCTAGCTTTAGATAGACCCGAAGATGTTAAGAAACTTTTATCCCTTGAGTTAACTGGCATATGGGTAAATGAAGCTAGGGAGATTCCGAAATCTATTATAGATGCGTGCACAATGAGAGTAGGTAGATATCCTTCAATGCGTGATGGTGGAGCAACATGGTCAGGAATGATATGCGATACTAATGCTCCTGAAGAAGACCATTGGTGGCCTATCATGTCAGGTGAAGTTCCAGTTCCAGACCATATCCACCACGAACAAGCACGAATGTTAGTCAAACCTGATAACTGGAATTTTTATATTCAGCCGTCTGGTATGGAAGAAGTCTATGATGAAAAGGGTGTTGTTAAAGATTATTTGGTAAATAATAACGCAGAGAACAAAGCAAATTTATTAAAATCATATTATACAAACCTAGTGCGAGGTAAAACAAAAAGCTGGATTGATGTTTATGTTATGAACAGACTTGGCATGATACAAGAAGGTAAGCCAGTATATGCTGAGTTTAATGCAGAAACACACATAGCTAAAGAAGAAATACCGATAGCTGATGGCGTTCCTTTGTTTATAGGAATTGATTTTGGTTTAACTCCAGCCGCAGTATTTGGACAGAAGGTTCGAGGTCGTTGGCTTATACAATCTGAGATAGTTGCTATTGATATGGGCATTGTAAGGTTTGCAGAGTTGTTACGTCAGGAGATTGCTACTCGATTTGGTAACTTAGAGATATCTATATTTGGTGACCCAGCAGGAGATTTTAGGGCACAGACTGATGAATCTACTCCGTTTCAGATACTAAGGGGTGCTGGATTAAGAGCGACACCAGCACCTAGTAATTCAATAGACTTACGTTTAGAAGCCGTTAGAGGAAGTCTAAACAAAATGGCTGATGGAAAACCAGCGTTTATGATTGATAGGCGTTGTCCTACATTAATTAAAGGTTTTGAAAGTGGTTATGCTTATAGGCGACTACAAGTAAGTGGAGAACGATTTGATGAGAAGCCTGACAAGAATATGTATTCTCATATCCATGATGCGTTGCAGTATTTAATGCTGGGTGCTGGAGAAGGAAGGTCATTAATGTCAGGTCATAAACAAGTAAAGGCGTTTAATGCTAGGTCAGATTATGATGTTTTTCGCAGAAAACCGAAAACACGGGTCAAACAAAGGTTGTGGTCTAGGTTTTAGCTTTTTGTGCGTTGCAATTTTAGTAATTGTATGGTTTGTATTTAAATTATTTATAGGAGAATAATATGTGTTTACCATCACGACCCTCTGCTCCACCACCTCCAGCACCAGACCCAATGGCTATGGAAGCACAAAGGCAACAACGAGCCGAGAACCAAGCAGTTCGCTCTGAAAGAAAAGCTGACGTTTTAGAAAAAGGTATCCGTCGAGCCAGAGGTGGAAGTGGAAGAAGGTCATTGCTTTCTAAGACTTCTAAAGGTGGAATGGGTTATTACAACGAATTTTTATAGACATTAGATGTTAACTTATGATGATAAACTTCCCGTTCCGTTGTTTGCGACTAATACAAAACAAGTCGCTGAACAGTATATCCGTCGTTATGAGAGGGCTAAAAACCATCGTGAAAACTTTGTTCCGTTATTTGAAGAATGTTATGAATATGCTTTACCAATGCGTGAGAGCTTTTATCACGAAAGTATTGGTAAGCGTAGAGATGACAAAATCTTTGATGAAACGGCTGTTGTCGGTGTTCAAGAGTTCGCCTCAAGATTACAAAGTGGACTTGTCCCGAACTTCGCAAGGTGGGCAGACTTCACGGCTGGGTCGGAAGTCCCGAAAGAAGAAAAAGACGAAATAAATAATACGCTTGACGAGGTTACTGATTATGTATTTGAAGTAATACAGAATAGTAACTTTGCTCAAGAAGTGCATGAATCCTTTATGGACTTGGCAGTAGGGACTGGAATACTTGCCGTTAATGAAGGTGATGCAGTTCACCCTATTCAGTTTAATGCGATTCCTTTACCTCATGTTGTATTAGATATTGGGCATGATGATAACATAGACCATGTGTTTAGAGTTCGTCATGCAAGATGTGACCAGCTAATGCTAATGTATCCAAAGGCTCAGTTATCTGAAACATTAAAAAAGAAATGTCAAAAAGAACCTGATGCTAAAATTGAAATACTTGAAGTGGTCTGTAAAGATTATACTGTCAAGAATGATGATGGTTCTGCTTTATATGCAATCGTCATGGAATCAAAAGAGGTTATCTTTCAAGAGCAATACAAAGGTGTGGGCAGTAATCCATATGTATGTTTTCGTTGGGCAAAGTGTGCTGGTGAAGTTTACGGACGAGGGCCACTTGTTAATGCTTTAAGTGCAATTAAAACTACCAACCTTACTATTGAGTTGGTGCTTGAAAATGCACAGATGGCGATATCTGGAATCTATCAGATGGACGACGACGGAGTAATTAATCCTGATACAATTAATCTCGTGCCCGGAACTATCATTCCGAAAGCTCCTAACAGTTTAGGATTGCAACCCGTAGCATCTGCTGGTTCGTTTGATGTTGCTAGTCTTGTGTTAAATGATATGAGATTAAATATTAAACGAGCATTGTATAATGATATGCTTGGTGACCCGAACAAAACACCAGCTAGTGCAACAGAAGTTGCTGAAAGAATGGCTGACTTATCTAGGCGTATTGGTTCTGCTTTTGGTAGATTGCAAGTAGAGTTAGTTCAACCAGTTTTACAAAGAGTTGTTTACATTCTAAAAAAACAAGGCAGAATAGAAATACCTACTATTAATGGTAGGGAAGTTAAGGTGCGTAGCGTTTCGCCATTGGCTCAAGCACAACATAACCAAGATATAACTTCTGTTCATAGATTCTTGGAAATGGTGCAAAGAACATTTGGCCCTGAGATATTAAATATATTAATTAACTCAGAAGAGACTGCCGCTTATTTAGCCAAGAAGTTTGGTGTGCCTGATACTTTAATTAGAGATGCAGAAGAGAGGAGGCAGTTAGTTCAGATGGCACAACAGATGGCACAACAACAAGCTATGCAACAAGCTCAAGCACAAACACTTGGCGATAATCCTCAAGCTGATGCACAAGAAGGAATGGTAAGTGGAGAAGAACAACAACAAGCCTAAAATTTGTGTAGACGGAATAACAAGAAGTCCACAACTTGATAGTGAAATCAGCCTTACTTTAGCACAATGCTTTTCTACTGAGTCGGGCAAAGAAGTGTTAAGGTATTTACGTTCCATAACGATTGAGCTAGTTAATGGAGCAAATGTTTCAACAGATGAATTACGTCATATAGAAGGTCAACGCTATATCGTTGGTCTAATAGAAAATCGTATTCAACACGCACATAAGGTGAAAAAATGAATGAAGAAAAAGAAGTAACGACTGAAGATGTAGCTGAAGCTACAGAAGAAGTTGTAGAGCAAGTAGCAGAACAAGCTAGTTCTTTACTGCAAAAAGAAGAAGAAACTCAATCAGGAGAAGTAGAAAGACCTGAATGGTTACCTGAAAAGTTTAAATCAGTTGAGGATTTTACTAAGTCATATTCTGAACTAGAGTCAATGATTGGTAAAAAAGAAGAGGATATACGCAAGAAAGTAGAAGAAGATATACTTTCTCAATCACTAGCAGACAGACCTGAGAATGTTGGTGACTATAAAATTCCTGATTACTTAGATGCTGAACAAGCTACTGATAATAAATTACTACAATGGTGGTCTAATCATTCTTATGAAAATGGATTTAGCCAAGATGAATTTGAGCAAGGCATTAACATTTATGTAAATCAAATGCGACAAGGTGAACCAGTTTATCAAGATGAAATTAATAAACTTGGGGATAACGCTGAAGCTAGAATAGAAGCCGTTAACTTATTTGCTAATAAACATTTTCAAGGTAGTAGTTGGGACGCAGTAGAACAACTATGCACAACTGCTGATGGTATAATGGCAATAGAAAGAATGATGGAAAATTCTAAAGCAGAGCCAGTAGCTAATAAAACAAATACTGTATCGGCTATGAATGAAGCTGATTTACAATCTATGATGAAAGATGAACGATATCATAACCCAGCAAAACGAGATAACGCTTTTGTAAAACAAGTAGAAGATGGCTTTAAAAAGCTATATGGATAATGAATCGTTTAGAACTCAAGCGAGAAGGACGCTTGTGGTTAACATATGCTGAGTTAGATGACGCATTGAAAATCTCTAAGAGTCTAAGGCTTAACGACCAAAGAGAGTGTGCAATCCATGATGTTAGTCCTATTGAAGCCTTAACTGAGTCATTCGGTTTAAAAGGCTCTGTTACTTATTCTATATTTGTTGATGAAGAAGTCATAGCTATGCTTGGCACAGTTCCGTTTGATGAGGACAATACGAAAGCTAGTGTGTGGTTTCTTGGAACTTATGGTATTCAAAAACATTATCGACCATTCTTAAGAGGGTGTAAGGGTGTCATTGAAATACTGCAAGGTGAGTATGAAGAGATAAGTAACGTAGTTCCAGTTGAACATTCTGATACAATTATGTGGTTAATGTGGTGTGGTTTTACCTTTAGAAACGAGACATTTAATATTAATGGATTTGAGATGCTTCGTTTTGTGCGTTGCAGAAAGATAGAAAGTAATGTTATTAGGATAAAGCAACGGCCTGTGTTTCATTGAATGGCCTCGTAAGAGATAACCATGCTGATATGAGTAATCAGATAACCGATAGTTGAAATGTAAACTTTTATTAAGGAGGCTTAATTGGCTAATACTATAGATACAGCTTTTATTAAGCAGTTCGAGAGCGAGGTTCACATGGCATATCAGCGAATGGGGTCTAAGTTAAGAAACACAGTTCGCATGGTAGCCAATGTTCAAGGCTCTACAGTTCGTTTCCAAAAGATTGGAACTGGGACTGCTTCAACGAAAGCTAGAAATGGTATGGTTAGTCCTATGGAACTAACGCATACAAATGTAGAGGCAACTATGGCAGACTACTATGCCGCCGAATACATTGATAAACTTGATGAACTCAAGACAAACATTGACGAAAGACAAGCAGTAGCGAAAAGTGCCGCCGCCGCTTTGGGTCGTAAGACTGACGAGATTCTTGTAACTGCTATGGACGCTGGTGCAAACTCAACTCAGATTAACGATACAAGTGGTGCGTTGGTAAAAGCTGACTTGTTGGCTTTGTTTGAAACTATGGGTTCTGCTGACATTCCTGAAGATGGTGGACGCTTTTTAGCTATGCACCCTAAAGGATATGCAGACTTGTTTAATATAACAGAGTTCGCTTCATCTGATTTTGTCGGTGACCAGAATCTTCCGTTCGCTGGTGGAATGAGTATGAAGGAATTTTTAGGGTTCAAAATCTTCTCTACATCTGCAATTACTGCTGGTAAGAATATCGCTTACCATACCAGTTCTGTAGGTCTTGGAGTAGGTGCTGATGTATCAACCGAGTTAAACTACATTCCTGAGAAAGTAGCTCACCTCGCAACCTCTATGATGTCAATGGGTTCAGTTGTTATTGACGACAACGGAATCTATGAAGTCTTAGACAACAACTAGGAGAATTAGATATGGCTTATGATAAAGCAAATTTGACTCGACTAGCTGGTGGTTCGGGTCTAACTCTGTGGCATTACACAACAACCGATACTATTGCTACTGTGAATACTGCTGATTATTTTGCAAATAGTGCTAATATGTTTAACACTAATGATGTAATCATTGCAGTAACTTCTACTGGTGGAACACCAGTGGTTACACTCACATATGCAAATAGTGTAACGGCTTCGGCAGTTGATGTCGTGGACGGGTTAACTGTAACTGCAACAGATAGCGATTAAAAGGAGGGGAGGGTTAACTCCCTCCCTTTTTACTGAATGTCCACAGTTAGCACAGTTGCACAATCTGGTATTGATATATGTTCAAGAGCATTAATCTTGATAGGTGCGAGTCCTATTACCAGTTTTGCAGATGGCACGACTGAATCTCAAGTAGCAGTTAATGTGTATGAGGACATTGCACAAGCGTCATTAGTTAATAGTCGTTGGCGTTTTGCTACTAACCAAAGAGTTTTAAATCAATTAACAGATAAGCCTACTGGTAGATGGGCGATTGCTCACCAACTACCTACAGATATGATTATGTTACACGCCTTAACTGTTAATGATAATATTATTGAGTATGGTGTATATGGCGATAAAGCGTTTAGTGATTCGTCAACAACTGATGAAGTGATTGCTGATTATACATTTAGAGCACAAGAAGCTGATTGGCCTAGTTACTTTACTTTAGCAGTCGAATATAGTTTAGGAATTGTTTTTGCAACAAGTATTGCAAGAGATGCGTCACTTGCTACACTCATGCAGAATCAAGCAGAAAGAGCTATGGCTAAAGCAAGAACATTAGACTCACAACAACAAACTACACGAAAGCTAACAACTTCTCGCTTTATAACAAATAGGAGAAGTTAATGCCTAGAATCAGAGTTCCTATCTCTAACTTCCAGTTTGGAGAGATAAGTCCGTCACTCGTAAGTAGAACAGATACTAACGTATATATGAATTCGGGTTCTAAAGTAGAGAATTTTTTTTTAAAGAACGAAGGTGGTCTGCTTAAAAGATTTGGTATTAAAAAGATATACGAGTTTGATACTACTCCTGACTTAGATAATAAAGTTCAACAACACAGACTAGTCCCTTTTATATTTTCTGATGATGAAAGATATGTAATTTCATTAGAGAATCAAAAGATAAGATGTTTTCAGATATCGCCTACAGATGGCTCAATCTCTCTTGTTGCTACTATTACTCAAGATGCAGATGGAAACGCATTACCTTTTACAGATTCAATATTGCACCAACTGACTTATGCACAGTCTGGTGACACAATGTTTATATGTCATAATACTTTTGCTATCAGGCAATTAAACAGAACAAGTTTAACAGACTTTAATGTTTCATTATTTGCTTTTGAAACTAATACAGATGGCACTCGTATGTTCCAGCCATATCATTCTTTTCAAGGTGCTGGTGTTACATTAGACCCATCAGGAACTAGTGGTTCGGTAACGCTTACTACTAGTGCTTCTTACTGGGATATAAGAGGAACGGCAGTAGGTGGCAACTATCCTGAGTCACTTCATATCGGCACTACTATTAGGTATGCTAAAAAAGAAATAGTAATAACAAGTGTTCAGAGTGAAACTCAAGCAACGGGAACAGTTCTTACTGGAACTACATTATCAGTTGATTTAGATTCTGATGCTTTTCGGTCTGTTGATGGAACGGCTGACTTAGAGGTAACGCATATCTTTCACGGACTAAAGACTAATGATAGTATTACAATATCTAAAGCTGGTGGCATTGCTGGAATTACTGCTAGTAATATTAACGGAACAAGAACAGTTCAAGAAGTTATAGATGAAAACCATTATGTAATAACTGCTGGTGCTAATGCTAATGCTTCAGTAGACGGAGGTGGTGCTCCAAGAATAACATCACACGCACCAATAACTAATTGGGACGAACAATCATATAGTTCTTATCGTGGTTATCCAGCCGCCGTTACATTCCATGAGAATAGATTATGGTTTGGTGGAACGATTGGACAACCTGACGGCATATGGGCAAGTCGTTCAAATGAGTATTTTAACTTTAATACTGCTGATGGTGAAGATTCAGACGCATTAAATTTGACTGCTAGTATTGGTGAGATAAACAGTATTAGACATATTGTATCAAACAGAGATTTACAAATCTTTACATCTACATCAGAGTTTTATATTCCAGCGTTTAGTAGTGAACCTATAACACCTACTAATGCACAAATTAAAAGGCAAACGCCATTTGGAGCAAGTTATGTTCGTCCACAATCTTATGATGGTGCTACTGTTTATATTCAGAAAACTGGTTCGGTATGTCGGGAATATTTATTCTCAGACGCAGAGGCGGCGTATGTAAGTTCCTCCGTATCATCATTGTCGCCTCATTTAATATCAGACCCAATACAAATGACTGTCTTAAATGGTGCATTAAGTCGTCCCGAATCTTATTTGTTTGTTGTTAATCTTGATGGTTCAATGGCTTTGTTTACATCAAACCGAGCAGAGAAACGGGCTGGTTGGACAAAGATAACAACAAGTGGTTTGTTTCATAGCATTATTACAATAGACGATAGAGTGTTTATGACTGTTGTTTATAATACTGGTGCTGGTCAAAAGTTTATATTATGTGAGTTTAGTTCAACAGTTAACTTAGATTTTTCAAATACATTTAGTGGAACGGCTGGTGTTTTTAGTGTAGCTGGTCATTTTGTAAATGGTGCAGTTGTTGATGTGGTATCAGGCACAGATTACTTGGGAACTTTTACAGTAGCTAGTAATCAGGTAGATGTGTCAGCAGTAGATGCTACTTTAACTTCTGTTGAAATAGGATTTAAATTTACTGTAACGGCAACAACAATGCCACTTGACGGAGCAATACAAGGAGGCCCTCTTACTGGGCAACCTAGAAGTGTAAGTAAAGTTATATTGGATATGCGTAATACTCAAAGTGTATCTGTTAATGGAACAGACTTAATACTTCGTCAGGTTACAGATGATTTAAGTTTAGGTAGGCAATCGGTAACTGGTAAAAAGGAATTTAGATTTCTTGGATATAGTAAAGACCCTGATATAACTATATCACAATCAAGTCCGTTGCCATTAGATATTAATGGTTTAGTAGCGGAGGTAAGTTTTTAATGAGTTGGTTAGTAGCATTACAAGCAGTAGGAACTGGCATATCAATTATGTCAGCCATGAATAAAGGTGAAGCAAGAAACACTAATGCACAGTTTGAAGCACAACAATACGCATTACAAACTGGTCAGAATAAAATTATAGCTGAACAAAACTCTATTGATAGGTTAGAAAAGTTTGACCAGTCAGCAAAGATTAATGAAGCTATGTTTGCATTTCTAGGAAGAGATGCAGATTTAGATAAATCAATAATAGCTTTTAATGAAAAGCAAAAAGAAATAGCAGAAAGAGATGTTACAAGAGCAGATACCGACGGCTGGATTAAATACGGACAAGGTAAGTTAGCAACTGAACAAGCGTTATATACTGGCAGAGTAGCTCTTGAAACTGCAAGGTATGAATCAATGAGTGCAATAGCTAGTGGCTTATATAGTTATCATACTACAAAAACATAAGGTGGAATAAGTGGCACAAAGATTTGGCACAAGAGTAATCAGAGAAGGAACTAGCTTTCGTAATACAACTATAGGTGTTGTTAAACCTAGCACGGCTAATGTGGAAAGTTGGGAAAAGGCTGGTGAGTTTGGCGACAAGATACTGGGTATTGCTACAAAGCGTTTAAGTGAGATTGCTCAGAAGAAGGGTGAGTCAGCGGCTAGAAATATTGAGGCACATAATCTTAGAACTATTAATCCTGAAACTGGTAATCCTGAAGCATGGAACATGGCTCCGTCTTCTTTTGGGACTATTGCTCAAGACGCTTTTGAGAAGACTATTGAGAGTCGTTACAAGTTTAGTATTGAACAAGAGATAAAAGCACACTCTGCTAAAATAGCTTTTAAACATCAAAACAAAGATAATGGTAGTGCGTTATTTGCTAAAGATATGAAAGACTATCTAAAGCAAATGTCTAAAAATGCAAAGGGTATGTGGTCTGGTTATATAAACGAGATTGGCGATATCTATGTAGCTTCATCTAAATTAAATCTTCAACAAAAAGAATTTGATAGAGAGTTAGTAAAAAGCAGAGTTGATGTAATTGAGAACCTAGAGTCATGGTCTAAAGACTTTATATCGTTACAACAAACTAATGCTACAGTAGATGATTTAGAAAAAAGTATGAAGATTGCTAATGATATAATTAGCAATGCTAATAAATCTAATGTGTTTAGACCTGAAGATACAAGGTGGGCAACTAAGTTCTTACGTCAGTCTGTATTACAAGCAAAGATTACTAAACTAACAAGTGGTCTTCCAGTATCACCTTCATCTGTTAATGAGATTAATAAGTTACAAAGCGTGTTGTCATCAAATGGTATGGGTTTGAATTCGCTTGATGACAAGAAGATTGTTTATAAAAAATATTATTTTAATGCTGATGAAATGGTTACAGATACAGTAGAGCAAACTATGTTTCAGTTTGCTAGTGAATTACTCAGCAATGAAAATTATAACACAGAAGACGGAGAGTTTTTAAGTAAGCTATTACAAAGCATTGAATCAAATATGTCTGTATCTTCAACATATAATATCAATGCAGTTCAGCGACAGATAGTTCAAGACAGACCTCAGTTAATGAAAGAGTTAAATGCTAAACTTGCAACTCAAGTTAAATCAGATATTTCTCTAATACCAAATCTTAAGAATCCCGAAGATGTTAAGAACTTTATTGTAAATACATTCTTTCCAAACAATAAAAAGTTAAATGATGAAAGATATAAACTAGCTAATGACAATGGTATTGAGGGTTCACAAGTAACTAAATTATTACCTTCACAACTTGAAACTGGATATCGTGAATCAATACTAGGTGCATTAGTTAGTAAATTTACTCAGACAGATTACTTAAAAGGTATGGTTTTAAATGAAACTGAAGCTAGTGTTTTGCAAACAGACATAGAACAGTTCTTGTTTGATGGAGGAACAGTTGGTAGTAAATTAAAAGAGGTTAGCAAAAAGCACCCTGAACTATTAGAAAATTTAAAACTACTTCATAATGATGGTGGTGGTAAGTTTAAACCAGTTATTGAAATTGGTAACCCTCGACATAAAGAAATTATTTCTCAAACAATAAGAGGTGGTATTAGAGATACAAATTATGCTGGGCAACTTTCAAAAGAAAAATCTCAAATAAATGCTAATGCACAAATTGAAGCAGAAAATAAATATTTAAATGAGACATCTGCAAAACTTAAAAAGTTATTAGCAGAAGATAATAATGATGGTCTTACGCAAACTACAAAAGACATTGTAAATAAATTAAAAGAATTTAAAAAGAAACGAAAAGAACTTAATAATACTTCAATTAAAAACGGACAAGAGCCGTTATTTACTGAAGAGTATAATCAAAAGACTGAAGAAAAGTATGAAAGTATAATTGTTGATTCTGCATTATCTTTAATAACTAAAGAAAGCGTTGTGTTAAAGACTAATGATGGAGTTGATATAGTTAAAGATTCTGAGTTATATAACAAGATTGCTAACAATATTAATTCTGCAACAATAGAAAAGTTATCTGAGTCAGTTCAAAAACAACTTAAGCCTTTAGTGTCTTTGCTAGATGGTGCACAGTTAAATAAAGTAGTAGAGAAATTTAGAAGTCACGCAACTGGTTTACATAAATTAGAAGTTAAAAAAAGTAAGGTTGCATCTATGCAACTAGCTACTTCTGTTGTTACTACTGATAACAATAGCACTCTTAATACTTCAGCAGAACTAAATAATGCGGCGACTAATAGTGTTTATACTCAACACAATGTAAGTGAAAATTATTTTGCTACATCTGCAAGTTTAGACCAGACACCATCTAGTGAACAATTATATAACAATGCTAAGAATGGTAATACCATACCTAAAGCATTTAAGAATCAAATGACTGCATTAGCTAACGGAACATATACTGGTTCTGAAGCACAAACTTTGTATCAACATTATCGTAAAATGAAATACTACCAAAAAATAGAAGTAGATGGGACTGGAAACAGAACTGAGAATTTATTTAATGGTTTAAAGTTAAATCCTCTAAGCACTAATACAACAGAAACATTAGCATTGATTGATGATATTGTTAAATTTAGAGGAGTAGATAATCTTGATGAAGTTATTGCTGAAGTTGTAGCAACAAAAGATGTTGAAAAAGCTACAATGGAAGTAAGGAAAACATCTTTCTTTGAAGAGTTTAGTCAAAATAAAAAACCTACTAACTATACTACGGCAGTAGTTAAGTTGTTAGATGAGGACGAAGTTGCAGATTTAGGTTTGAATGTTGTAAAGGAACTAAGTCAGGTATCTAAGTATCTTGTAGAGAATTTAGGACTAGACCATGAAACAGTAAAGGATAGATTGAATACATTATACAATGAGCATTATGTAGATACAGAAGGTTATGTATTAGACTTACACGCTGGTTATAGAACTATGAAATCGGCCTCTGCATTAAATAAGATTTTTCCTAACTCAAGTCAGAAAGATAAATTCTTAGGCAATGTTCAAAAATTAATTGACGAAAATCCTGATTATAAAGGTAAGTATATATTAGTTACTCCTAAAAAACCTTTTAAGGAAGCCTATGAGCAAATGATGAACAGTCCTTATGTGGGTGCTAATAGTGGGACTATGATGGCTCAACAATTTATGAACGCAGAAAAATTAAAAGAATCTTATTTAAAAGATGGAATGTATAAACCAAGAGGTAGGTCAAGTGACTTTACTGATTACTTGCCAGTTGACGGAACATACAAAGTATTTCTAGTTCCAACAAAACATAAATCATTTGTTACCAATACAACTACTGTAGCTGGTAGTGCTGAAACTACAACAGACCAATATCAACAATTTTATCTAATGACTTACCATGATGATAAACTGATACCTCTGCATAGGATTACAGATAATGGTAAAATACCTTTTATAGTTAAAGCACAACCTGAAGATGTATCGGTAAATGATTATATGACTATAGAAGAACAACAAGCAATTTTAAATCAGAGAACGCAATGAGTATTATTATAGACCCATTTGCACCACTACCTACTGGTCAACGGAACTATGACTGGAGTCCGACTGCTACGGGTTATGAGTCTAAACCTGACAAGGGTTATGACTTTGGTGATTTGTGGAAAGCTCACGCTACCTATACATACGAACCAATATGGGATTGGTTATCAAATACTTATGACCATTGGGACAGAATGGACGAAGACTATAATCCGTTTAACGATATGGAAGGATATGAAAAGTATTATGATGATTTAGCTTATGCAAAAAACGCTGAACATATGGAAGATTTAAAACGTCAGATTGATGATGGTTTAGAGCGTAGAGAAATAATGGGTGAGTTTGGCTTTATGGCAAATATGTTTGCTGGTCTTATAAGTGACCCAGCTAATTTATTACCATTGCCGTTTGCTCTTACTCGTGGTGTTGCTACTGGAATAGCCAGAGGTTCAATAAGAAGTGCAACGGGAGTGATGGCAAGAACTGGTAGAAATACTGCTCTTGGTGTAGCTGGTGTTACTGGAATACAAGAAGGTATGAGATATCCAACTGATATATTAGCAACACCTGAAGAAGTAGCTATGAATATGGGTAGTGCCGTTGTTGGTGGATTTCTATTAGGTGGCTTACTTGGAATTCCTATGGCTAGAAAATGGAAAGCATATGAGACAACAGTTAAAGATGCTGATGTAGAAGTTAAATTACATAAAGGTAATATTGATAGAGCTAATGGTGTAGCACCTGATAAAAAAGAACATAGACCAATGGGTCATTTAACTGATGATGAGTTAGTTGCCGCCAATGAATCTTTACCAAAGCAAATAGAAAAACTTAAAGAAATAGAAAGAACAGCACCTACTCTTAAAGAGAAAAAACAAATAATCAAAGATTTATTTAAGACAACTATACGTTCTATTAATCGTTTAACTGATGCTGAGATAGTTAAAAAGTTTGGAAAAGAATTTAATGTTAAGGGCGTTATATCTGCACCAGCAAAAAAGATAGAAGCATTACAAGCACAAGGTAAATTACCAAAGAAAGTATTAGGCAGACATTTTTATGGAGATATTACTAATAAGTTACAAGGCATAGTATATGTAAATAGAGATGCAATAATGTTTGCTTTTAATAGATTGCAAGGTTGGGCAAATGACCCAACAATTTTAGCTAAAGCAATTAAAGATGGTGGAGCGAGTGCTCAATCTAAACTGCATTGGAAGTTTCAATTTAACAATAGGGACGCATTTAAAACTGTTGATGATTTAACAGACTTTGTTTTCTTTCACGAATTGTATCACGGCAAGGTAAAAAAGAAAAAAGGTGAATCAACTTTAGCATATGAAAATAGAATTAATGTTTTGGCATTAGACCGAGTAATGACAGAAAAGAAAAAGATTCGTGTAGCTAGTAAGAGTGCTAAAGAAATTGGAATGACAAGAGAGCAAATTGATGAAGCTATTATTCATAAAGAAGGTGAACTAGCACAAATACAAACTGAAGTTATTGATAGGCGTAATGATATACAGTTAGCTAATATTGATGACCCATATAAAATAGCTGACAGTTGGTTTACTAATAGTGTTATTTACAAACTAATACCTACTCCTCTTAAATCTACATTGTTAAGTAAGAGAGTTCCTACTGCACATAAGAAACGTATGGTTATGTTAATTGGTGATAATGGAACTCTACTTAATTTACACAAATCAGGATTTACTACTGGTGAATCTGTCTTTACTGGTGCGAAAAGATGGCAAGGCGAATACATGGAAGTATATGATTATGCTTTAAATCAATATGCACTAGGCACTAAAAAAGGAAACAATATGATAATGGACTGGTCGGGGATTAAGTCACCGATTGGTAAGGGGAGGCTAACGGATACACGCCCGTCTGGTTTTGAAGAGTTTTTTATTAATGCAAATTTGCGTAGGCTTGAAGGTAAGAAAGGTAACACTAATTACGAACGTAATGTAATTAAAAAGATGGACGACTTTTGGGAAACTTGGGGAACTAGGTTAGAAGAAGTTGGGTTGATAGGTAGTAAAAGATACTTTGAAAAAAGAAAAGTAGAGATTAATAGACGATTAACTATAGCTCAAAAACAATTAGATGATATTGAAAAAGAGGTAGCTGATACTCTTGGTGAACTAACTAAAGCACCTAAAGATGCTCCATCATTTAAAGATGTATTAACTGGTGCAACAATTAAACCAAAGTATGCGACTGAAGAATTAATTAATATTATGATTAAAAGAGATAGGTTACGTCAAATACTAGACGACCCTGAGACTAGTGGTTTAACAAAAGGTCAACATAAAGCACTAGCTAAACTTGATGCTATGATTAAAAGAATGTTAGCTAAAGACCCGTTACCACCTAGATTAAGGAACAAACTGGTCTTTAAAAAAGCATCTGTTGTTCGTATGAAAAACGAAATAAATAACTTAGATGACCAATTAAAAAATATAAAAGATAATCCTATTCTTCCAGCAAATGAAGAAAAGATGTTTGCTAGGTATTGGAATCACGATTATGTAACTGCGAATAGAGCAGAGTTAGAAGGCATATTATCTGATTGGTATAAAACAAATAATAAATTGTGGGTAAGGGAGCATGATGACTCTGGAAACAGTAAGTGGGTAGAGAAAGAATTAAAGACTGATGATGTATCTACACGAGAAAGAGCTAAAAATACTGTTGATAACATTCTTGGTTTAGTTGATGAAACTACAGAAGTTAATTCATATTATGGAATGGGTAAGTCTAAACACTTTAAACATAGAACATTAGATATTCCTAATGTGCTTGTTAAAGACTTTATACAAACAGACCCAGTAGCAGTAATGAAAGCCTATACTGACAGAGTAGCACCTAGATATGAGTTTGCTAAAAAGTTTAGAGACAAAAATCTTGAAGATGTTTTAGATGATATTGATGATGACATTATGATATATGGCAAAGGAACTAAAGCTGATGCTGATGAAGCTAGAAAGAATTTTATTATAGGATACGATAGAGTTGTTGGCTCTGTATTGCGTGACTCAAATACATGGGACAATAGAACTGCACAAGTTCTTAGAGATATGACGCAAATGACTTATCTTGGTAGTGCTGGTTTTTCTACATTACCTGATGCGGCGAAAATAATATTTGAACATGAGATAGGCACAATATTTAAAACACTAAGTAGTGTATTAGATAGTAGAGTAAGAATGAACGCTTATGAAGGTAGGATAGCTGGTGAGATTTTAGATATAGTTAATAATTCATCTCATATGCGTTTAACTAATGAACTTAATAATAATCCTTTTGCTAGAGGAACATATCAAAAAGTAACGGGTGAAGCTAAAAGTGCTTTCTATATGTTAAATCTTTTAGCACCAATGACTAGAACATTTAAACAAATTGATTCTATGTGCAGAGTTCACACCTTTGTTGATTTAGCAGTTAAACGAGCTACTACTGGTTTAAAGCAACAAGACATGGAAATACTAAGTAGATACAACATAGGTGCTCAAGAAGCTAAACAGATAAAAGAATTAGTAGATATGAATATAATTCAGAAAACTGAAAAAGGATTATATTTATTAAACTCAAAGAAATGGCCTAAAGAATATCATGGATTACGAAATACATTTAGAGGCAGTCTTAATTCAGGAATCCTGAATACAGTTTTAATGGGAACACCAGCAGATTTGCCAGTATTAGTTGATGGCATATTTCATATACCAATGCGTATTGCTGGTAAATTTGGAATGTCAGAAGACCCAAAGGTTAGAGGTTACGCAAGAGTTGAGAGTGGTTTACTTGGTATGCCGTTCCAATTCATGTCGTATTCATTCGCCGCTATGAATAAAATAACTGCATCTATGGCACAAGGTCAGTTAAGAAATACTACTGTTGGTGTATTAGCTAGTCTTGGTCTTGGTTATCTATCATTAGAATTAAAAGCACAAACATCATTAATTGGTAGTGATAAAACTAAAGCGTGGTATTGGGAAAATTTAAGTGCTGAAGATAAAATGCTTAGAGCATTTGACCAATCAGGATTGTTGGCTTTAATTTCTGATATTTATTATACGGCTATGGAAAATGGAGAAAGATTTGGCGTAGATATGGGATTTGGTTTGTTTAATCCTAAAGTTAAATCACGAGAAGATGATACTAATTGGGATAAAACTATGGATACTTTTACTAGTATTGGTGGTGCTGGTATGTCTTGGGGTGATGCAGTAGCTAGAAAAGGGTTTGGTGAAATACTACAAGGTAATTATGGAGAAGGTAGTTCTCAGTTATTAAAAAATGCTCCATTTTTAAAGCTATGGTTTTTGCGTGGGTTTATGGGAGACATGGGTTCAGAGTTAAGACGTAGTAGGTGGTGATGTTTTGTGCGTTGAAATAAAATGTATTTAGAAGTAGGGTTCGGCTATGACGATAGAATTAATAAATAACAGTCCAAGAGACAGTTACACAGTAACGAATGGAAATACTCAAGCGTTATTTGACGTAACTTTTGAGTTCTTTGATTCTACTGATTTAAAGGTTTATACAGATGGAACATTACAAAGTAGTAGCACCTATTCTGTTGCTGGTGGTGATGGTGCTATTGGTTCAATTACATTCACTACGCCTATAGTCGGCACAACTGCTGGTGTTAAAGTAGTTATTACTCGTGAGATTCCTTTACAAAGAACGACTGACTTTCCAACATCAGGTGCGTTTAATATAGGAACTTTAAATACTGAGCTTGATAGATTTATAGCTATTGCCGCCGATTTAAACGATTCTATTAATAGAAGTCTTGTATTAAATACAACTGATTCAGATGCTACTCTTACATTACCTACATTAGATGACAGAAAAGGCAACACATTAGCTTTTGACGCAACAACTGGTAATGCAATAGCTGGGCCTAGTATTACTCAAGTTAATAATGTTATTGCAAATGTTGCTCAAGCATCAACAGATGCTACAACGGCAACAACTCAAGCTGGAATAGCAACAACAAAAGCTAGTGAAGCATTACAAAGTGCTACAGATGCCGCCGCATCTTTAGCTAGTGCGAATCTTCCTACTAGTTTTACTGGTAATTCTGGTAAAATTATTCAAGTAAACTCAGGCGAAACTGCATATGAGTTTGCAACGTCTGCAACAAATAATGGTGTGTTTTATGGATTAAGAATTGATACTTCAACTGGTCATTTAGTAGTTGATAGTTCAACACTTGGGGGTAGCGAAGCGTTTACGTTAAGTAACTATGACAACTACTTCTTTAGTTCGCCAAATGTAACTTTCTCTTTAGACACATCAGGCGATTTAATCTTAACGACACCATAGGAGGTCATAGTGGCAACAATTAATGTCGGAAAACTAAGAGTTAACTGGAAGGGTGCGTATAGTAGTAGCACGGCTTACGAAGTTAATGATGCAGTTTCGAGTGGAGGCAATTCTTATATATGTATCTTAGCCTCAACTGGTAACGCAGTAACTAATACAACTTACTGGAATGTGATGGCAGAGGGAACTACAGTTCTTACAACTGCTGGGGATATAATGACACATGACGGAAGTAATCAAATTAGATTAGCAAGAGGTAACTCTGGACAAGTATTAAAAGCATCTTCATCTAGCGTAGCTTATCAAAATGAATCAGGTTACAAAGGCTGGAATGTTTTAGAAGCAAATTATGGTGACCCAATTTCTTGGAATGTAAGTCCAACTGCAACAAATACTTATGGTGCAGATGGAAAAAGAGCTTGGTTAGCTGATTATTCTAATAACTGGATTCCACAATATCCTTATGCTAATCCAGCAATGGGCCCAATAGCTAATGCTAAACAAGGCATGGAGTATAAACTATATAGACTGCATTATCATTTGAACACAGAGCATGAATTGTGTGTGCAAGGTTCAGATGGTCATAGTTATTCAATGAATAACATTAATGCTGGATATGGACATAGTGGCTATACCATGATGAGCATGAGTAATGACAATGGTGGCATGAGAGATGGCGACTACTTTGTTAGATTTTGGGCGGCTACACATAGTTTATATGCTTTAACTAAAGATGGTGACTTATTTTGTCGTGGTTATAATGGCTATGGTCAGCTTGGTTTAGGCGATACAACTAATAGATGGTCATGGAATAAGATTCCTACACTTGGCCCTGATGCTACACATTCAGGTGTATCGTGTCAGATAGCTGGGTTTCATTTAAGTAATTCAATGTGCACTGGTGGTGCAAGTTACAATGGTTGTTATGCTATTGATACAAGTGGAAGACTTTTTGCTTGGGGATATAATGGTTATGGTAAACTAGGTAATGGTAATACTACAAACCAAACACTTCCAGTTCATATATCAAGTTTAAGTAATGTTTCTATGGTAGATGCTGGATACAACACTTGTTTTGTTGTTGATACCAGTGGCAATTTATTCTTTGCTGGATATAATCAAAATGGAATTGATGGTGGAGTAGGTAGTGTAACTACATTTACTGACACCAGCCAAGATGACGTTTATCAAATTTTAAATGGTGAAGGATATTATTATACTTCGCTATATGCACACGCACATTACATTAAAACTGATGGAACGGCTTATGGCATTGGTGGTAATGCAGTAGGAACTGTTGGTAATGGTTCAACTTCTCAAGTAAATGCTTGGACTGCTATCGGTGGTTCTACCAAATATAGTGGAATGGTCGGTGCTGGTAATTCTTATTATGCAACAAGAGCAGTATTAGGTGGAACACCAGCAAGTCCAAATAATAGTGTTTATGTTTGGGGGTATAATGGAACTGGGATATGTGGGATAGGTTCTACTACTAACCAACAATCTCCAATAGCACCATCAACTACAACAGAATACACACATACAGTAGCTTCTACGACTTCTAACTCTGCACCAACTAAAACTAATGTTGATTTCCCTACTACTTCAATAAGAAGAATATGGGCAAATAGAGGATTACAAGGTCAATCAACGGCTAACTTTTATTATCAAGATGATAAGTATAGAATTTGGAAGGCTGGTTACACAAACTCTATGGATTATTTTCAAGCAAGTAGTGGTAATGCGAATATGCCAAATATCCAACTTGATTTAAACCCAGCTAATACACCAGCTACAATATCATCTAGTCATTGGGGTAGTTCAGTTGAAACTAAAATTTGCCACATGAATAGTGGTGGCAATGCCTATGGTAGTGAAGGTTTTGAAATGTTCTATACAGAAGATGGTAGAATATTTGTAAGAGGATATAATGGACAAGGACAATTAGAACCTGCGGCTACATATGTAGGACAATGGATACAACTAAGACCTTAAGGAGAAACTATGGCACAAAAACTTTTTAAATGGACTGGAGATTTAATCGAACCTACTTCGTTTGATGGAGATAAAGCTCCTCAATGGTATGGAACAGATGATGATGGTAACAGTTACGGCTTTCTTGAAGAAGCACATGGCAAAGCGTGTAAAAGTTCTAATGATGATTTTGCGGCAACTACTGCTTCGTCAGCTAAGACTTGGGTTACAACTAAATCTCAAGATGCTTTGGCGATTAACAGAGCTTGTGTTGAATCTATTAGAGCAAAGTATACGCAAGATGAAGAGTTCAAAGCATTAAGAACTGCATCAACTGATACTGGTAAAGCCGTTCTTGCAGATATAGAAAAGATTGTAGGTGAACATACTAAATTAAAGAACGCATTGGTAGGCGATTAATAGAGATGTTTTCCTATGGTAATTGCAGAAACATTAGCTGGAATAGCATTAGTTAAGAGTGCCGTATCTGCGATTAAAGAGGGTGTCGGAACTGCACGAGATATAAGCAGTCTAGCAAAAGACATTGATAATCTTTTTGAAGGTGAGAAACAAATACAAAAGTTTCGCTCTGATGCTAATTCAAATCCATTTTCCGTTAAGAGCGTTGCTGAAGAAACTATTAATGCAAAGTTAGCACAAGAACAAATGGACGAAATGCGTCAGCTTATTGACCATAGGTTCGGTCATGGGACTTGGGCAACTATAATTAATGAAAGAGCTAAACGTATTCAACAAGCTAAAGAAGTTGAAGCTGAAAAACGTAGAGCCAAATTTCGTAAACATCAAGAGCTAATGAAGGACGTTACCACTTTTGGTATAGTGCTTGGCGTCATTGCAGTAATTTGTGTTGCACTTGGTTTGCTCTGGAAATTCGGGAGATAGTATGACACCAAAGAAACTAGAACATGATAGCAAGTATGCAGAGTATGATGAAGATGGAGATGGAATAGTTAGTGATTCAGAGTTGAGTCATGTAAAAGAAATAAAAGAGGCTGAATCTAAGTTAAGAAAGAATCTTGCACAACTTAGAATGGCTAGATACTCGTTGATAGGAATGGGAGTATTTACTGTTGCTATGTTTTTTGTTCCTCTCGAAAGGGTTGATGCTTTATCTGATATTAGTAATTTATTTTATATAACGGGAGGAGGTATAGTCGCAACATATATGGGAACAACTGCTTGGACACAACGTAAATGATACTTGTGTTCCAGTTACTTATCTTTATAGGTGATGTGCAACAAAGAGAAGAGATTTATTTTTATGATATTAACAGATGTAAATACTTTGCTGAACGTATTATGAGTCAGCCTTCTTATCCAAAGGGTAAGGCAAAAGTAAATACAACTGCTTACTGCAAAGCAAAAAAAGTTAATTATACAAGAGCATTAAAAAATTTATATGAATAGGAGTTAATATGTTTCAAGCATTAATAGGGCCAATAGCTAGTATAGCTGGGTCATGGATTGAAGGAAGGGTTGCAAAGACTAAAGCTAACGCAAAGAAAGAAGTAGCTATGGCAGAAGCAGAAGCTACTGTCATGCAGAAGAAAGCTACTGGAGAAATTGATTGGGATTTAGAAATGGCTAAAGGTAGCCAAGCGTCTTGGAAGGACGAGTGGATTACTGTGCTATTTTCAATCCCACTAATCCTATCGTTCTGTGGTGATTGGGGAAGAACGATAGTGTTCGAGGGATTTCAGGCGTTAAAAGAAATGCCTGAATGGTATCAATATAGTTTGGGTTTAATTGTGGCGGCATCATTTGGAATGAGAGGTGCAACAAAATTCTTTGGGAGAAAAAAATGAAACTGTCAGGTAATTTTACTTTAGGTGAAATGATAAAAAGTCAAACGGCTTTAAGAAAAGGAATAGATAATACACCCGAGCCTGAGCATATAGCTAATATGAAAGCTCTATGTATGAATATACTTGAACCAGTTAGAGAGCATTATGGTCTGCCAATTATTCCGTCATCAGGTTATCGGAGCAAAGCCTTGTGTCGTGCAATAGGTAGTTCAGATGAAAGTCAACACGCTAAAGGTGAAGCAGTAGACTTTGAAGTAGCTGGTGTTGATAACTATGAACTAGCTAAGTGGATATCAGAGACTTTACCATTCGACCAATTAATACTTGAATATTATTCAGGTGGTAATTCAGGTTGGATTCATTGCAGTTATGTTCCTAATGGTAGAGGTGAGGTATTAACTATGTCTAAAAACAGAGGCTATCAAAGAGGTCTTGTTATAGAGGTGTGATGGAAATACTTGCTCAGTATTGGCATCAAGTATTATTTGTAATTGGTGCTTTGATAGTAGCTATTAGGTTAGAGAGTGAGGTTCGTTCACTTCGTAAAGACTTAGACCAAATAAAAAAAGATTTGGATAGGCGTGACACTTATGTTGAGACTGTTAAACTACGAGCAGAGGTAGATATGCAGTCAAAACAAATTAGTTCTTTATGGGAATTCACCAACAAACTTCGTGATAAATTTAATGGAGGTAAATAATGACCAACGATTTAGTTAAGTTAATTGGTGGTGTAGTAGTTATTGTTATCTTTTGTATATTGGTTATTTATTCCTAAGTAAAAAAAGAGGTGACTAGTAAGTAAGTGTTACCGAACTACTGCCACCCCTTTAGTTACTATAAGGATAGTAGGTAGGCAAAGGAGAACCAATCCAAACCCTACCTACATATTAGTATTTAGAATGGTATCTCTTCTGCATCAGTTGTGTCAATAACATTCTGTTCTTCTTTAGGTGGTGGTGAGTCAGACGCTTGAGTCGGCGATTCCTCCCTATCTCTTGGAACAGTTACTTCCAATGACATATAGTTACCATTCGTATCGTGAACTTTCTTCCACGAAGCTAATCGTTTCTTTTCATTCTTATAGTCTAGTGTTCCCGTATAGTCTGGTTTGTTTTCGTTGTCACTCTTATCGTTGGGAAACAATGCACCAGTTTTTTGGTAGACATCAATACGTTTGCCACCATCACGACTGACTGCCGTAATATAAGCAAAGCGTTCTTCTGTGCCATCAATATCCATCTTACCTTGCAAGATAAACTTTTGGTCTTCAAATGGTTTGAAGCCTACACCAGTGTTAGTATTATCATATTCATCAGACATAAATGTTCTCCTTTAAAAGTCTGTGTTAGTATCAGCAGTATATTTATTGCCGTCCATCTTTCCTAAAAAGACATCAGCATTAAAACCAAGATGCGAGATGGCTTTAGTTAGTCCATCTGTTATTGCCATCTTTGGAGCGTCTTCATTGGTTCTCTCTTTCTTTGCATTATAGAAAGTTCTACACCCAGTAAACGCTCCGTATCTATTGGCTTTATCTTTTGTCCAGATGTATACATGAGCTACTACTGCACAATCACCATTAGAAATTTGTATAAATTCTGTGGTATTGTCCCAACCCCAGCCGTGTCCTATTACACCGAACTCTTTAGTTACTTCACGAACTTGGTATTGTGGGTCAATGGCTGTGAACTTTCGTGAACCAAATGACACGGGTTTAAGAAACTCCTTGTCACTTTTTGCTACACGATTCCACAACGCTAAATTAACATTTTGTTTTTCAGACATTTTAGTTCTCCTTTTTGTCTATGATTGTAAATCTTAATGAGCCACGCTTATCTCGTTTGATTGATAATCTATCGGTATAAACTTCTCGCTCATTATCCTTAACACTTTCTTTAATAGTTTTCTTAACACCCTCGAACTCTTTAGCAGAGCTTTCTAATTGAATGTAAGATTCTTCTAAGACACGAAAGTGATTGTCTTTAGAAGCGTCACGCTTAACCATACCATCAAGAGGTATAGCATTAATTGAAGTATCTATTGCTAGTTCTTCAGCACTAGGTGGTATGTCTTCTTTAACTGATGCCCAAAAAGATATGCCTACCTTTTTAATGTTATCAATATAATCAAAGCTCTTCTTGATATACTGACATTCCCATCTGCGATTACCAAATATTACAGACAAGTAACAACCATCAGCAGTAGATAGAAATAAATATAATTGTATTTGAGGCATATACCTTTCGGCTACTGCTTCCATAGTGTTTCTATCATAGGTATGTTTGAACTCTACTATCTCTAGGTTCTTGGTATCTTTAATCATACCATCTATATGACCAGAGAAAGGAACAGACTCCCAAGTAGTTTGGTATTGTTTCTGTTCATTGTATAACTCAACCATATACTCACGACTAAACCATTGTGCATTAAACGGCTCAGTATGAATACCCATTTGAACTGGAAGGTTAAAGGTTAAGTCTTCTATCTGTTCACGCCCAGTCTTTTCTTTCCATACGGCAAGTTCATCACCATTATAGATTCTTACTAGGTCGCTACCTGATAGATAGTTCTTACGCTCTTCACTAGATAATTTCATATCGGTTCTCCTTTTGTTGATATGATTTTACTGCGTAATTGCAGTTAACTCAAGTCTTTTATTATAAAGACAAGTGTATAAATGTTGGCGAGTTTCCATACGCCAACTGATATGCTGATAAAACTCAGCAAAGCTAGGCCAAAACTTGTGTGTTTTCTTTACTTGTTCGATAGCATACACAACAAGGTCGGCTGGAAATTTTGATAACTCAGTAGCTAATGATTTAATTCTTATACCTACGTCTTGTGCTGATTCTTGTGATGGCTTGATAAGAAGCGTAGCAAGGACAGTCAGACGTTGCTTGAGTTCGTCGGTAGGTAAGGCTACCAAACTCATAGACACTACCTCTATGGCTCTCTCTACCTCTTCTAGCGATACATTATTGTTACCTACTAGGTTGATTGACTGAAGATTGAATACTGGGTCTTTATCTATAGGGTATCGAACACGAACATCTTTGTTAACTTTTGATTTGGTCAACGACTCCACTGAAGAAACTAGGTTTGTGTCTATTGTGCGAGGATTGTTTACCTCCATTAATCTTGCTACTGCTTTTGCTTTCTGCGTTCCACTTAAGTCTGTTGTTACACCAGTATCTATATCCCCTACTGATATCTTTAAACCTTGTCCCTTTTGCAAGGTGGTAGTTAATGAACTGAGTTGTTTCATTGTCATGGTCTAGTTCTCCTTTTTCATTTATAGAATTTTTTAATGTATCATTAGGTAACCATTTGTCTAACGCAACATTATTATATAGTTTAGTTGATAGGTTAGGGTTGCTCTCTGCAACTACCTCGTTGCATTGTGCAACTAGTTTCTCTGAGTCATCAGGGAATATTGTATAGATTGTAGACTTCATACTGTTACCTCGTTTGCGTATCAAGTAACCATTTGATTCTAAGTAATTTAATTTCCTAGTTACTGTAACACGATTCATGCTACTGCGTTTAGCTAATCTTTCTAGTGAAGGCCAACATCTGTGTCGCTCTTCATCAGCGTGGTCAGCTAAACAAACGAGTAACCATTTAGCATAGCAGTCTTTGATATCTGCTTTCATGGCACGAGCCATTAATATAAATGACATTTAGTTCTCCTTTAATTTGGGTGCTATCACCTCATTAAATATTTCTTCGCTAAACATTATAACTTGTTTAGGGTCACCATCTCTGCGTCTAAATACTACAACATCTCTGTCTTCAAACGCATTGAATACATTAGGAAAGTTAGACTTGTGTCTATACTTTACCTCTACTACCAGTCGTCTTCCTCCGACTTTGATGTGGAGGTCGCCAGTAAATTCTCCTCCCAACGAGCCAGAGAGAGGGACTTTCTTCGTCTCCACGCCTTGTTCCTCAAGCCACGCCTTGACTTTCTTTTCGTGGTAATTTCCTTTGTTGCGACTTTTACTTGCCATGATTCCTCCGTATAACAATCCAAACATATAGTATAATAGACTGCTGGTTTTTCATGAGCGAGTAAAACTAGGTAGTCCCGTGTCTTGTTATGACACCCGTCACAAACGTATGACTTAGTGCCATCATTTGATAATCGTTTTCTTATGGACTTTGACTTTAAGGCCAAGTGCATCTAACCAACACGCTAACAAGAAACCACTAGGCACTCGTTTGTATTGTTCCCATTTATGCACAAGAGATTTAGCACACCCTATCTTATATGCTAACTCTTCTTGTGACAATTTTTGCTTGTGCCTAGCTACTACAAGCTGGGCGATTATGTCCTGATAGGTTTCAGTCACTACAACTTTTCTTTTGTAATGCTGAAAAGTAATTGATGGCATCATAAACTTTTCGTGCCGTCGTGTATCTGATATCTTGTCCATGCTTCACACGATAATAAGTAGAAGAAGGCACACCAGCTAAGTCGAACCCAATCTTGAGTGAGACTTGTTTTTCTTTTGAGTATTCTTCTAAACATTCTAAGTAACTTTTCATTTATAATCAGTAGCATAAACGCAGTTAACTTTCCACTTCTATTTTTTTATCTAGCGGCACGAATATTTTTATGTGTATAAATCCACCTGACATTGACGATATGCAATACTCGTAAGGACAAGTCTTTAGCCAACGCAAAGCTCCTTCTATATTCTCAACTTGAATACTAATCATCATCATCACCATCAGGTTCTTTATATATAATGATAGTAGTAGCTACTGCTGTGTCATTTGATTCTACATACTGCCAGTTTGTATGCCCATGATAACGCTGACAATAAGAATCAATGTAGTCTGTTGAGTATTTAAAATCTTCCATATTATTCTCCAATTAAATTTTCTAATTCTTCGTCTGTCATAGAGTCCACATCTTTATCAGTAAGTGTTTCTATTCTTGGACGAATAGGTTTTTGTTTAAGTTTACGTTTAACTCTTCGAGGTATTACAACTGTATCTCGTTGATGCACATGATGGTCGGTTATAATTATCTCACGAGTTCTTATAGTATTGGTGCAAACAAGACAGACTCTACGCCTCCGAACAGAGTTATCGTGCTGAAGACGAGAGTCTTTAACGCTTGTTTCATTCTTACACTTAGGACATTTCATCTTGTTCTTCTTTAGTTAAACTGTCCCAGCTAGTGCGACACATCAAAACTCTCTGATGCTTACCACTTATAGCTTTACGTCTGATTCCAGTATCTACTACATGACCTTTGTTAATTAGTTTGACGTATCTTGGTGTTACACTTGAGCCTTTGACATCAAACACCTTCATCATTTCGTGTTCCACTTGGTCGGATATACAACCATGTGAACCGAAGTTGGTAATGATGCGTAATACTTTTGCCTCAAGTTTGGTAGGGTCAAGAGAATAACCAGCTTCTTTACTTGTGGCTGGGTCTGTTCGTCTTGCATGAGAGCGAGGGTTAACTCGTTCAAGTCGGGCAGATAATTCTGCTAATCTTTCTGCGTCATTCATAACTAGGTTCTCCTTATAATAGTGAATGGATTAGGTTTAAGTTCTTTGTTCTTACACTTCAAAGCAAACGAGTCTCCGTCTTTGCCTATCATTGCGTAGAACATATCTTCCATTGGTGTAGTCAAAACTATCTTGTGCTTTGGGTTATACCAATAGTGATTGCAAAGCATTATGCCGTAGTTAATTGACTTGGAACGAGGAGTCACCATAAGCCAATCACTACGAGCATAACACTTGTATTCCCTCTCTGATTTCTGAGGTGCAATTAAATACAACTGCGTCATCAGTAGGGAATCTCGTCATCAATCGGCGGCAAGTCTTTCTTATACTCTTCTTCCCAAGCAGAGATTGCTCGTTGCTCAAATTTTTTCCGATTGAAATTAGGATTATGTTTTGCAATTATCTCAGACATCTTAACAATTTGTGTAGGCCAACTCATCAACGGAGCAATCTCATCAGCTAACACATTGAAACGTATCTGATTTTTGTAGTATCTATACTGTGCCATTAGATATCTCTGGTAGTTTATTGTAATCTCTCATACTCATATCTAACCATACGTCTACTAAGTTAGGTGTCTCATCATATGGTTCACCCTCATCATCAAAGTGAACTGACGTTGGTTCATATGGATTAGCTACTACAAATTTAATACGCATCTCCATGTCATTGTGTGGCATGGTAAATGTTATAGGCATACGCATATCTTCGGGTATCTCTTGGATAAAACTAGGCTGGATACTCCGATTGTATTTATATTTGATAGCCTTGTTATTTAATTTGCGTAACAAATCTTGTGTTAAATATTTAGTCATTCTTAACCTCCGTTGGTTTAGGTCTGTGGTTATAATCTTCCGTGTAATCACGATTTAAAACTTCGTTATATATATCTATAATATCGTTGATATAATTGTGTGCCGTATCAATCTTATATTTGAACTGTGAATTCTCTACGTCTGCTCTTTCTTTTAAGCGTGTTAAACTAGCTAACACCAACTCTACTTCCTTAACGAAAGCTATACTTTTTTTTGCCATGCTAAACTCCTATTAGTAGCAATTAATATTGGAGGAAAAAAAACACCTCCCACATTTCAAGAGGTGTTTTCTTTTCCGAATGTTAAGTTTGATTAGTAGTAAATGTTTGTGTCCACTCAATAAAGATTTCTCTTGCTACGTTTTTAGGTAAGCCAAAGACATCTTGAATTACTTGTGGTGCACCAAACATATTGATAGTTCCTGATTCTCGTAACTCATGTAAGTAATTAAATATTTCGTCACGAGCATCATTGAGTTCACCTTTAGGCATAAGCAACCTCCTTGTTATCTGTTAGGTGATGACTGCCAGTTCCAATACTACTCCAATAGTCAGACTTCATAGCATCAGCTACTAGTTTCTCTCTATTCTTTTGGGTTACTCTTGGGACTGAAGAGTCAACTGTGTGTGTAGACCAATGAGTCATTGCATTATACAATGCCCACTTAGTGTAGCCTAAGTTTTGAGATTCATCTGACATCTGCTTGAGTAATGATTCAGTCTGAACCTTGTTGTAGTTAGTGCTACCTTTACTACGTTGATATGATTTACATATAGTATTGCGTATAAACTTATCGACTTCTTCTTCATTAGTTACTGTGTCTATCCATGCTTTATAAACTTCTTTCTGGTTCATAAAGATATCAAGACCATTGACCATACGCTTACCAATACCATTGATGTTTAAGTGTGTGGTATGCTTGGCATTTATCTTGGCTATGGTTAATGGATTAGCACAACCATTCTTGCACCATAGTCTGAAGCCGTCACTACCTACGCAGAACGCCCAGCTTGTATCATATGATGAATAGAATTTAACACGATACTTAATTATATCTCCGACTTCAGGTTCTATTACATGGTCATTGAATACAATCTCGCCATATAATTTTGCACCATTATCATAGGTGGAAATATCTATGTCAGTATCTTGTGACAACCCACTATCCTCATAAGCATCAAGCACATTTTGCACGATATCTTTATGAGGTATTGGCTTATAGTTTTTACCAACTGTTCCTAACGGAGTGTTGGTATCTGTTCTTACTATACATCTTTGCATAGCAAGAGGAACGGCAACGTCTCGATTATCTAAGACTGCGTTCATTGGCACGACTGCGATTGGAAAATCATAGTCGGGTGCGTGTCCATCTAACGGCATTTGGTTCTCCTTTCCCGATAAGTTATGGAATGTCTGTGGGTCACGATTAAACCTAGCCACTTGAGAGTGAACCCACATTCTGTTGAGTAGTAGCGAGGTATTAAAAAGAAATGTCTATGCTTTCTTATCAGCATCAGTATCCTCCTTTGTTACATCAGTTAATCCCATGCTTATTAATAGCATTTCTAATTGATGCTCTATTAATTGAGTGTGCTTTTTAATTTCGTAAATAGCATTGACAAGTTTCAGCTTGTGTTGATGGTGTTCATCTAAAACTTTGCGATAAGATTCGTCTATTGAATCTATTATCATTTTGTTTTGGTCATCATTAAACTGTGACATGATTGGTTCTCCTTATAAAAGTTAATGCGTAATTGCAGTATATACTATTGGTTGCAGATTGCAACACTATATATTGATTCTATCTCTAACTTTACTGCCATACACTAGGGAGTTAGTTAATAAGATTCGCATCAAACCATGAAAGTCTACTTACTTTTAGACAATAAGGTTTGGTATGACTGTCCCACTTAACAGATAGAATAAGTCTCAGGTATATGGCGACCATTGTAGCAACTTTCCCTGAGAAAACTGGCTAGGTTTTTGTTTGCCTTTACTACTGTGTAATGTAAAGGGATATCAGATACCTAGAAACTGATGCGATAGACAGATAGGGAGGAAACTATCTATCGAATCTTATTATCATATGAAGATTTTGTTAGCCAACTATATTCATCATAGTCTGGTGCTTTATCCTCCGAATCTTTAAAGTAATTATTGTGAGTGCAGTTCATATCGTCTTCTGTTTTGAACTGAATTATTGGGTAGGGTCTGCCTACTGCACGACACTTGGCTAACAAATTGTTACGAATTGTTACAGCGTGTCTGAATGAGTAGGCTTCACCAATAAGTGTGCCGTCTACTGTCTGAACATAATACTTGCTCATTTGTGACACCATAACTGAACGCTAAACATTCCGAATAGTAATGATGATAGTAATAGTATTGAACCTACTGCCCAATGAATGTGGTCAATAGATGTTGCGTATATTATTCTTGTCTCTGATATATCAATGATGTGAAAGCCTACTGCTATCATAGCGAAAGCAAATAAAGCTACACAAATACTAGCGAATCTAATCATTTTAATCTCCCGTTAGATTTGACTGTTGGTTAATAGGAATGTGTGCTCGGCATAAAACTGCTGGGCAACTCCCCCCTCCAGCACCTTTACTAGATGCAGAGAGAGGGAGAGAGGGTATCAATTAGTGCCCTACAAATTGTTACGGAGCAAAAAGAATGGGAGCCTGACGACTCCCACTCAGTCTTAGTTTTACTCTGTTATAGAGCCAAGCAACTTGTCTAGTTCCTTGTTAATTTGCTGGGCGTTCTTAGGGTCTGCAACCTTAGAACTTCTTGGTGTCCAGTCTTTACCAGTAATCTTCTTGAACACGGCTAAGTTTGCCTCGTGGTCTTCGGTGATTACTGAGTTCTCTTGAGCCATGCTCTGATAGATATTAAACTCTTTCTCGAGCTTGACATCTACTACTTCTGAACCTGATGCCTTTCGGAGTTCCAACATCTCGGCTTTCTTATCCGACATCTTGTTACCTGACCAGTCTAAGTCCTTCTTAGAAGTCCAGCACTCGTTACCAGCCATCTGTTCCCTACGATAAGCGTTCTCTTCACCCGAATAGTAGTTAATCACGGCTAATTTTAAATTTACTAATTTTGACATCTCTGCCTCCTTATAGTTAGTTGCGATATCGGGGAATTCCGATATCTCCACCCGACAATCATAACTAGAGTAACCTTCTTAGGTGGGTTCTCCTAATGGTTAGCCTCCAGCCTTACAGAATAAAACACTAGAACCCAGAGGGGAAGGGGAGGTTACTGGTTAGGGATTAGATTCACCCTCCAAATGTCTCCAGACATTTGGCTTGGGTGGACTAATTGGTAACCCTTCCCCTCTTACTGTAGTTGTGATTTCGATAGGTGGAGAATCGGAAGTCCCCCCTTAGATATCGTGACTGACTATAAGGAGACCCTTGCAGAGATAGGCGAAATTAGTAAATTTAATATTAGCCGTCCTGTGAGATTAACTGCTAGTCGTCTTAAAGGTGAAGAGATAAGTGTTCGTAGGCAACAGAGGGCTACTTAGGGAACGAGGGGTGGACTTCTTAGAAGACTCTGGTCGGGTGGCAAGATTCGGAGAAGAAAGTTGAGATGTTACTCGGAACTCCCATCAGGTCGGAAGTCGTCGTGGCAAGTGAAGAGAAGGAGTATTAATATCATCAGGGCGTGGCACTAGAGAACGCATCACCGACGACTGCGAACTTGGCAAACTCGTGTTCGAGGGGATTGCTGGGGAAGGCTGGATACCTAGAAGTTATTTGCAGACACACGACCAGCCAATTATCACGGAACTAGCGATTGGCTCTGTAACAGAACTTGTAAAACTCTGAGTGGGACGAGGAAGGATTCCATTCTGCATGGCGGAGTATCAATTTGTGCGTTGACAAATAGTCGTTAATTTGGCTTAAAGGGGGGAAAGAAAGGGGGGTTTATGACTGCTCTTAAACCAATGAATGAACCAGCCAAATTGACGGCCAAACAAAAAGCACTAATTGATACGCTCGTAGCCACTGGTTGCAGTATTAAGGAAGCCTCGCAACAAGCTGGGTATGCTAAAGGTGAGGCTGGGAGAGTGAGTGCGAGTAAGGCTTTGAGGCTTCCGTATGTGCAACAGTATATGATGGAAGAGGTTGCAAGGAATCTCGGTGTCAATGCTACGAAAGCTGTGAGTAGGCTGGTCAGGTTGTCTGAATCTGCTCGGTCTGAATACGTCCAGCTAGAGGCAAGTAAAGATATCCTAGACCGAGCTGGATTCAA